ATGCCCCTCACTGATACCGCCGTGCGGCAGGCCAAGCCGGCCGACAAAGATTTCTCCCTCACGGATGCCAGCGGCCTATCCCTATTCGTGGCCACCAACGGTACCAAGTCCTGGCACTTCCGCTTCTCTTGGCACGGCAAACAGCCGCGCTACTCCCTCGGCACCTATCCAGAAATCACCCTCAAGGAAGCCCGAGAGCTTCGGGACCAAGCCCGCGCACTGGTTGCCAAAGGCATTGACCCTCGCATCGAGCGGCGGCAGTCGAAGGCAAAAGCAGCCGACAGGCAAGAAAACACCTTTGAGGCAGTGGCAAACCGTTGGCACGCCTTCAAGCTCCCCCGCTGGTCCAAGTCCATAAGGGGTGCTGCCGTGCAGTCCAGGTTCTATCTGGAAAAGGACTTGATACCGGAGCTGGGGAAATACCCACTCGACCAGATCAATCGCGCCGACGTACTTAGGGCGATGCGTCGTGTGGAGAGGCGTGGCGCGCTGAACTCGGCACGCAAGTGTCGATCCTGGTTAAACGAAATATTCAGGTATGGGATGGCCGAGGACTTGATAGATATCAATCCAGCCTCCGACCTGGACATCGTCGCCGTGCCGGAGCCGCCCGTTCAGCACAACCCCTACCTCAAGCAGCATGAACTGAAAGTTTTTCTAAGGACGTTGCGTGATGACAGCTGCGCCAGTTACGTGCGTAGCGCCATACGCCTGTTGCTATTGACGGGGGTGCGCACCATCGAGCTGCGTAGCGCGACCATTGATCAATTCGATTTCGACAACGCTTTGTGGACTATACCGCCGGGGATTGTGAAGCAATTGCAAAAGAGGGTTAGAACGCAGAGCGGGGAGATTCCACCTTACCTGGTCCCGCTTTCGCGGCAGGCTGTGGAGGAAGCGAAGCGCGTGCACAAGCTGACCGGTAGCTATCGGGTGCTTATTGCGGGTCGCAATGACCCGCGCAAGTCGATAAGCAATGGCACAGTCAATTCAGCGATTTCACGCATGGGATACAAGAGCAGGCTCACGGGGCACGGGATGCGCGCCACGATATCAACCGCCTTGAACGAGATGGGATATGACGAAAGGTGGATCGATGCTCAGCTGTCGCACATTGGCGACTCGTACAACCATGCTGAGTTTGTGGAGCAGAGACGGGGAATGATGCAGCACTGGGCGGATTACTTGGATTCGCTGGAGTCTGCAGACTGATCGCGAGCTGCTGCCTGCTTTTGGTTCCATTGCAGAACCTCAGACTTGATCCAGGCCACGGAGCGTCCACCCAGCTTGACCTGTTTGGGGAACTCGCCAGTCTTGGACATTTCGTAAATTTTAGTGGTCTTGTACCCGACCAACCGGATTACCTCCGGCAGCTTGATGTACTCGATTACCACGGGTTCGGTGTTGCTGGATTGTTGCATTGGTGCGTGCATGGGAATACCTCGCCCGCCGCTCACCGGCAGGCATGTAGGGGGATTGGGGTTAGGCGGATTGCTGATCGTCTGCAGGGGTGTAGCTTGTCCCGTACCACTCGATCTTCAGGTCGTGATGGACGTAAGACGTAGTGTCTCCATCATTTTCGCCGTCTTGCTCGACGATCCAGAATGCCCAACCATCATCTCCGTCCTCGCACATGTGAAACGGCGGGCATTCAGCAAATTTCTCATCCAGAAACTCGGTAATGCTGTTTTCTGCTTGATCTTGAGTTGGCCTGACTCCTTCGGTCATGGCCTTGGCCCCTTGTAGATGAAGACGTAGGCGAACCAGAGGGTGGCGATCATCGCTTTGTCTCCGCTCTGGACTTGCGCAGTTGTTGGATTCGATAGTCCTCGGCAGTTCGCGAGCAACCACCACCCTGACACCCATGCTCATGGCAATCCGTCTTGTTGCAGATGGCGCGCATGCCGGTGCCACCGCAGTAGGAGCAGCTATCGCCGGAATGAGTCGGGCATGGATACACCTCGCCCGGCGCGCCGTGCTTCTGCAGTCGAATAGGCAACATGCCGGTTCCGGCGTCTGGAACTTTTTGCGGGGTGGCGATCATGGCGTCACCTCTTGCTTTCCGTCTTCCGCCCGCATGAATGCCGCCATGTCGCCCATCTGCTCGACAATGGCGCGCTCTTCGGTCGCGGCTGTATCAATGATTTTTTCTTTGAGAGCCTGGCAGCGGTGACAATCCACTCGTTCCCACATTCCAGAAAGCCCCGATCCCTCGCCTAGCCAGGTTCCGCAAGGCGCCCGCTCGATGTCGTCCGCCCCAGGCCCTGCAAAAAAATGCGTCTTCATGGCGTCACCCCGTCAGGTTTGTATTTGGTCAGACGCCACTTGGTGTTGTTGCTCTGGCTGTGATCCGACTCGACCAGGCCATCGCGCTTCATCAACTCCAGTTCGCGGCGGACCTGCTTGGTGGTGAACGGCTCGATGTGGAACCGGAACCACCAGGTGCAGAACCAGTTATCCCGGGAGCCGCCAACGCCGCTCATGTATGTGGTGATGCGCTGGCGCAGGCTTGATTCGTTTTTTTCAGGCATGCCGGTTCCTTGCCGCTATAGCGGCTGACTTTGAAGGGGGAGGGGTTACAGGTTTTGCGGGGAGACGCGGGTGATCGTGAAGCCGCGGTGCGTGTTGCGCCTGCCCTTGAGGCAAGAGGTGACAGTCGAAGGGTTCATTCCAGCGGCGATCAGGTCTTGCCTGCCTCGCAGCATCAGACCGAAGCCCGACTTCTCTGCCTGAATCCAGCCTTTTGATCTTCTGGCGTTCAAGTCTTTTCCGTACACGATCAGGCCGGTATCAATGGCGTGCCTGACGTTGTCGCTGATGGAGCACCACTCAAGGTTGGCCAGGCTATTGTCGGATTTTATTCCGTTTCGGTGATTGACATGGGGAAGCAAGGAGGGACCAAGGAATGTCAGGGCAACTGCCCGGTGGACTCGCATGTCTTTACCCGCCAGGATCACAGATAGATAGCCGTCCTTGTCGCGCCTTTTGGTCATCAGCCTTGGCTCTCGCCACTTTCCCAAATGATCATAACGACCTGCCGACCTAACATTTCCGGCGTCACTCACTTCATAGCGCTCATGGCCGGGCACCACCTTCCATATTTCTTCGGGCATGGTATCTCCATGGCCGCGAATGCGGCTTTTGTCAAAAGAGTACGGATGTACTCCTATCGGGATTTGGCGGCACGTTTGCGAAATTCGTAAACCATGCTGCGCAGATCTACGAGAGCTTCCTGCAGGTCACCGCGAGCGGAGTCGATCGCTTCGAACAGCTCACCTTCGCCATCGTCGCCGCCCTCATCAACGGCCAGAAGGGCCAGGCCGTATGCCTGGAACTTCGCCAGCACATCATCGGCTGACTTGGCCATGTACTCGGCATGCTCGATGGCATAGGCCTCTGGTGAGCGATCGGGCTGTTCGGCCGCCAGAGGGTTGGGCGAGAAGCGCAAGGCTGATTTATATGCAGCGTCGAGCGCGTCATCCAAATCGCCGCCAGCCTTCCTGGCCTCGTTGAAGGCAATGATCATTTTCGCCCGTACGTCGTAGCTGCGATCCACCGGCATGCATGCCATTTGCTCGCCCGGCACGCCGTCAATCGTTTGGTTGTGGCTCATACAGCCTCCCTCGTTACCAGATCATGGGCATCCACAACGGTCATGCCGAGCTTCTCGGCGATCAGCACTTCCAGCTTTGCGCCCTTTGAATTCTCCCAGCCGGGCAGGGTGGCCACGGTGTCACAGTCCATCAGGGCGGCAATGTCGCGGCGCATACAGTCGGTCCAGGTGCCGCCTTCTGGGTTGATCTCGGCGGGGTTGGTGACTGTGTGGCCGCTGGCGCGGAGGCTGGCGGTCATGCTGTGGAAGGTGGGGAAGTTGAGGCCGGGCAGGCCGCTCATGGGGCCGCTGAGGTAGATGCGCTTCATGCTGCCTCCGCGATTGGCTGGCGAAACACTGGTAGGGCGCCGGCCTGTTCGCGTACCGCCTTCATGCCTTCCGCGTCGTAACCCCAGATGTTGCTGTCGCCGAACCGCTCAGGGCCGAGGTAACCAGGGTGCATTGGCTCCCCGGTGCGGATGTAATCCCGGAACCCTTCGACGAGCGACCGAAGCGTGCCGCCATGGCTGAATCCACGCCACCGACCGCCCCAAGTTGTTTTGTGCGTAAAGATTCGACGGGCGCTGTAGTCGTCGATGAACCAGACCTTGCCGCGCTGATCCACTTCCATGCTGGCGTATCGATCAGCGACCTGGTTGAAGAAGAAGCGACGGCCGTGGGTGCCGATGATCCGGATCACGTGGTTGACCTGCTCGGCTCGCTGTTGCTTTAGGGTGAGTTTGTTTTCTGTAGGCATGGGGAGTCCTTGCCGGGCCATGCCCGGGCGGTGGAGTGGGGGAGTTATGCGGCGTCAGTCGTTGTCGATCGAGAGCAGGGGGAATGCTGTTGCTGCCACTCGCGGAACTTGTCCATTGCCAAGGGCTTTAATTCTGTCCACCCGATGGGCCACCCCATCAGCCACTCGACCCATTCCGGGTTCAGCTGGCCACCGTCTGAAGCCATCACTGCATGGTCGATCCGGTCGTTTACGCGGCTCTTTCCGGACTTGCGTATCAGACTCGCCGGTGACGATCCTTTGCTCGCGCTCGCGCTCGCGCTCGCGCACGGCGTCGGCCAGGACCGGGCGGATACCGCTTCGATCAGTGTTCCGCCTTCCCGGCTCTTGCGCGGCGTCACCCTGTCGCCCTTCGTGGCCAGTGTTGCCGTTGGCGTTGGCCATTGTTTCACTGCACTGCTCAGGCCCCAGCCGGCATTCTTGCTGCTGCCCGGCTGGTTGTGGTTGCCGTGCACCGTCGGCGTCGGCCAGAGCATTACCTCGGCTGACAACTTCGGCTCGCCCCGACTGTTCCACTTTCCGCCCGGCCGGCTCACTGCATCGTCCGCGACTATCGTTTGCCACAATCCAGATGCGGTCACGCTGATGGGGCGCTCCGCAGTCGGATGCTGAAACAATGCACCACTGCGCGTCATACCCCATTTCGGCAAGGTCACCGAGGACCAGTGCAAGTCCTCTTCCCACAAGCAGAGGTGAGTTTTCCACGTAGACGAATCGAGGTCGTACCTCGCCGACGACTCGCGCCATTTCACGCCAGAGGCCTGAGCGGGCACCATCGATGCCGTCGCCATTCCCGGCAGCTGATATGTCCTGACACGGGAATCCGCCAGAAACCACGTCAACAAGGCCACGCCATGGCCTTCCGTCAAAACTGCACACGTCAGACCAAATCGGGAAAGTTGCGAGTGCTCCATCGTTTTGTCGTTGCGCCAGAACTTGTGCGGAGTAGGCATCACGCTCAACGGCGCAGACGGTGCGCCACCCGAGCAGGTGGCCGCCGAGTATTCCGCCACCAGAGCCTGCGAAAAGAGCCAGCTCATTCATTTGAACTCCTGCGTTGGTAGGTTTTGGTCAGCGCCGCGTTGACGGTGTTGCCGCGCTTCAGCACGACGCGGGCGAGCGCTGCCCGGTCCGTGTGGCTGTGGCTGGCCTGACTGAGCAGGCCGAAGTAGCTGTTGGCGGGATTATTCGGCGCGACTCTTTCGGAAAGCTCTGGCATCACCAGTCGTGCCAAGCGCCTCATCAATCGTCCAGCCCTTGCGGAGCCGGTTTTGTATGGTCTGAGACTTGATTCCAAGCTTCTCGGCCCACTCACTCAAACCAAGCGCTTCGCCGCGGAAGGTGATCAACTTATTGGTGGACTGATTGCGGGCCTGCTGAACTCTTGTTGCCCAGCGGCAGTTGCCGGGCGAATAACCTTTGTTTCCATCCTCGCGGTCCAGCGTGAATCCTTCCCCTGGGCATTCACCCATGTCCGCAAGGAAGCGCTCAAAGTCATCCCACTCTTCGCATATGCCGATTCCGGATCCACCATACTGCGGGTAGTTGCTGGCGTTCTTATTCAGGCACCTGGCACGCATTGATCGCCATCGCTTGTGCGCCAGGCTTCCGGTATGCCCGTGGGTGACGTGATTGTTTTTCTCTTTCCGGATACAGCCGCAGCTTTGCGTTGCGCCGGAGCGCATATTTCCCGCAACCCCTACGAATGCTGTACCGCATGAGCAGATGCACTGAACGGATGAAGCGCTATCCCAGCGGGTAACGGTGAGTCGCCCGAATGTTTCGCCCGGTTCAAACTTTGCCATCGGTACAGACCCTCGGTGGAAATAGTGAATATAAGCGTTGTTGGCGGAGCGCTGCGACCTATCGTGCTATCTACGTCACCGAGCCGAAGGCATAGCCGATCAGCAAGGAAACTGCGCGAGACCTGCACGGACGCTTTAGACCGTCGGTATCCCTTGTGCGCATGGCGGTGACCATTCAGGTCAGCGGCACGACCAGATTCAATTCGCACAGACCAGAAAGCCGTAACCTTCAGGTAGCGGGCGCGGTTGGGGTAGAGCGTTTCCAGGCGTTTGCTTGCTTGCCTATTGAGGCCGTTACCTCAATTGCCTGGGCGTGTTGCGGGATGCTGATGAAGCGGTTGTCTTTGAAGAGTCGCATCAGGAACTCGACCACCTGGACCTTCTCGACCAGCAGGGTCAAGTGTGGCCGCTTGTCCTGGGTGGCATTGGCACGAGCAATTAGCATCAGGACTTCGATGCATTCGTCGATCACTCGCTTGCCGAGTGACTGCTTCAGGTCGCGGGGGATGTTCCGGGTCATCGTTGTGGCCATATGCAGCAGCCCCATCGAAGCCTTGTAGATCGCAAGTTCCGTATGCATTGCCATGTGGCTCGCTCTCCAAGAGCAACCGGCCGCAAGCGGCCGGATTAAATAAGCGAATTAATCAATAAGCTCGCTGCGGACGGGGCGGACACGGAGCTCGTAGCACTTGGCGCTGTTGAACTGACTGCCATCACCGAAGACCATGAAGAATGCGGTGTAGGCTGAGCGCTGCGAGGATGACCAGTACCAGGTGTCTCGGAACGCTTCAGGACCGTCTTCCTGGAATGCGGCGTGGATTGTCTGCACCGGGTCTTCTTCGCTGTACAGCAGGCCTACAGGCTCGCTGTTTGGGTTGTCGCCATTGCGCGAGTTCGCCCAGTTCTCTTCGGTGTTCGGCTTGAAGTGGCGGTACTGCAGCTCCTGCACATCGCGCGCCGGGATCGCCCAGTCGTTGTAACCGCCAATGCTCAGGGCAAGCACCTTCGCTGCCAGCTCGCTGCTCGCCGCCGCCATGTCCTGGGTGTTGGCCAGGCTGTCGGTGAAGCTGTCGGCGCCCTCGATCTTTTCACCGTACTCGCCCCACTTGCCGACCAGCTCATGCGCTGCGCCGGAGCTGATGTGCAGGGAGCGCTTGCCGGTGGTTGGGTCGCGGGTAATGCCGGTGACGAAGCCGCCGCCGTAGGCCTGGCCGATTGCCGGTGTGGTTACTGCTGGTGCTGCTTTCTCAACTGCGGACATGGTGCTTCCTCTTTTCGAAGGCAACAAAAAAGGCGCTGTGCGCCCTGGTGTGCCGGATCAAGAACGAATGGATGAAGGATTAAATAAAGAATCTGCGGACGGGGCGGACACGGAGCTCGAAGCTCTTGGCGCTGCTGAACTGATAGCCATCAACGAAGTACATGAAGAATGCGCTGTAGGCTGAGCGCTGCGAACTCGACCAGTAGTAGCAGTCCTGGGCGAACACCTCGGGGCAGTTCACCCAGCAGTGGTACAGCTCGGCGGCGGCCGGCAGGTAGAAGTCGTGATGACCATCGGCCTGGTATTCGGCGCATGCGTTGGCGGCTGGATACTGACGCTCTTCATCGTTGCCGATCAGCACCTGGGTGTTGGTGAGGCCATCAGTCTTGCTGAGGCCCTTCACCTCGACCCCACGGGCGCCCCACTCAAGGCTGCCAACGTCCTTTTCAGCGATGATCAGGTAGTGCGCTGGTACGTCGTCGCGGGCATGAACGAAGCCGCCATTCAGGCCGCCTTGGCCTGGCCATGGTTGGCCGATTTCAGGGGCGGCGGTGTGCACTGCCGGTTGAACGTTCGCCGCCGGTGGCAGTGCTTGTGAAAGCATGCTTGCAGCAATCAGCTGAATCATACGATCTGCCGGGCCTTTGAGCTTGAGGCCGTCAGCCTCAATGGAAATGTTCTTGGCTTTCATGGGTGTTCCTTAATCAGGCGCCGCCCTCCGGTTACCGGATGCAGCGAGTAGGGTGGGTTATTCGTCGCCGTCGTCTTCGGCGCTCATCTGTAGCGATTCGGCAAAGCCTGCTTGCCGTAATTTGCGCGCCACGTTTTCAGATATGGTTAAACCGTGGCGCTTAATTTCGAGCATTCGGGAAGATGCTTCACGGCCCAGCGAGTGTGCGTGAGCGATCAAACGGTAGATGGTCGTGCGGTCCTTGCTCTCGCCCAGTTCGGCGGTGAGCGCTGCCAGCCGGTCACGCATGCCCTGGCGGAAGTAGTGGCGGATGATGTCGGACGGCCCTTTGACTTTCGGCGGTGCCGGCGGCAGATCCTCGGCCCGACCATTCAGCACAAGCAGTTGCACTGCCTCGCTGACCTCTTCGACCTCATGCCAAAGCATCAACTCGTCGAGCATCTTCCGGGCGCCGTATGGCACCGTGTGCCGCAATTCCTGCTCGCCCAGTTCCTGCCGCTTTTCGGCAAGCTTGGCCGTGCGTTCCTTCTGTTCGGCTGCCATGGCCTACCTCTTCTATTCCGCTGGCCGGCAGTGCGAGCCAGGTTTGACGTTTGCGTTGCTGGGTGCGGGCTATGCGGCGCATGAATCGACCTTCACCTGGTGCCAGGCGCCGACCGCTTCGAAGATCCGCGCGGCGTGCGCCTCGTCCAGCGATATCGCTTCAGGGATGGCGATCCAGCCCGAAGCCACCATCTGGCTTTGATTGGCCTCGTCGCGCAGCTTCTTGTAGCAATGCTCGATTACGTCCTCGAGGTGGTCGGAGAGATAGACGCCGTCGGGTGCCACCTCAACCGACTTGCTGTACCGGTCGCCGCGGGCGTCGATGCAGAGGGCGCTGAGGTAGATCGTCCAGCGGTGGGGGATACCGCACACAGCCTGGCCAATCTTCCCAGGTGCGATGTTCTTGAGCGACTTGTAATTGATCATGCCCTGGCGGCCGCTGGGGTCGATGTTCACCACTGCGACGTGGTTGGCGGCCAGCAGCGACCGGCAGGATCGGTCAATGCGCGCTTTGAGGTTGTGCGCCTTGCGTTTGCTCATAATGCCTCCGCAAGTTTGCGCAGCGCCTGACGCTCGGCCCGGGAAATGGGCGGCTTGCGGCGCTTGAGGATGGTTTCGGGATCGATCTTGTTGGAGCGGGGCGGTGGCAGCGGTTTGCGTGGCGGGCTTGGCAACTGCGCGACTGTCCCGCCAGCGGCCAAGAACTCCGCCGTGCGCTCCGATATCGAGTATGCGTCCTGGCGGTGCTGCTCGAACAGGCTGAGGTGGTTGCTGATCATGATGCCCTCACTTGATCCGTATCGAGCTATCACCGCGCTCAAGGTGCGCCCATTTGGGCTCTTCGAGCAGTTCGTGTTCGGCGTCCTCACCGGCATCCATTCGCTTGCGCACCGCCTCGTTGTGATCGCGGATTTCCTTGAACTTGGCGGCGATGGCCTTTTTGTCTGGCGTGATGCTTGATTTCACAGAGGTCAATTCGTCCGGAACTGCGTCTTCGTTATCAACGACCACCCGTTCACTTCCCATCGCCAGGGTGATGGTGAAGAGCGGGCGCTTGATCGACTTGATGTTGGCTGCTTCCATGTTGCGGCGCAGGTAGTCGCTGATCTGCGACACGCTGTTGGACTTGATTCGCTTGAGCTCGGCCAAGCGCTCGATTTCGTTTTCGATGGCTGTCACGTCGCTTTCGATATTGCGGCGCAACATGACGATGTTGTCGGCCTTGTCATTGAAGTCGCCTTGTACTTCGTCCATGGCATGCTGAAGAGCCTCTTTCAGGCCATCATCATCGGTGTCGGCCATGGCCTGTAGTTCGGCAAGCTTGCCGGTCAGTGCGTAGAGTTGAGTCATGCTGCGGCCTCCTTGGGAGAATTAAGCTGTGCCTTACGATCTTCGTAGGCCTTGGTGATGCGCTTGATAAACGCGGTTTCGTTTCGGCGATTCGCTTCGCGGATGTACTGCACATTGAGCAGGTTTAGCTCATGCTGTTTGACGGCCTTGCCAATTGTCTCGATAGCCGACTCTAGCCAGGCAAGACGCTCTTCCTTCTGACGCTTGATTTCAGCGTCTTTGTCGTCCGCACTCGAAAGCGCTTCTTCTTCCTTGAGTTGCTTGATGTAATCGGCGTCATCGTGCAGCCCAAGGAATACGTCAGCGCTGAAGCCGAGCATCGACAAGGCCTTCTTGATTGCGTCAGTGAGTGACTTTTTCGGAGCCTCTCCATCGGTGGTCATGCCGTAGCTGGTCTTGTACTGGTACCGTGTGCAGCCGTATTGCTCGATCTCGCCTCGCTGGCCGTCCTGAGTGAACCACAGAGCAATCTTCAGCGTGTGGCCGATCTCGCGACCGATGCAGGAGCGCTTATCGCCTTCGCCAATGTAGATTTCGTGGCCTTCATCGAAGCGCTCCTCGATTATCTTCCAGCCCCAGCCGATGCCGACCGGGCCGAACAGTTCGGTAGCCTTCATTACCATCGCAGTGCCGCTCAGGCTGGTGATGTCCTGGCCGTTGACTTTGGCTTTTTTGGTGAATCGAGTGTCGGTCTTATCGACGCTATTCCAGATCTGCATGTTTTTATCGGACATGATCAATCCTCCAGGTGAGCGTAAAGCTCGTCGGCGTCAGCAAACACCCGGTACGCGTCCTGCTCGGTTGCGTATTCTGAGAAGTGTTCGTCGTATGCGTGGTTGTAGTCGGCGCCAACTTGGTAGCAGGTGATTTCACCCTTATCGTTGCGGTGAATTCGCAGAAAGCTAGGGCCTTTGTGTAATGGAAGGCACGCCGCAGCGTCTTGAAACATGCTGTCCCCGTCGAATTTCTCGAACAGGCGATGCTCTGGATAGATGTAGGCATACACCGCCCAGCGGTTGACGCCCTCATACGGGGCCATCGTCGATGGCGTAACTGTGTGGCGTGAGATCTCGACGGTGAATTTGTTGTTTCGGCGGGACCACAAGTCTTTCTTGCTCCATGCACTGTTTTTATCGGACATGACTATCTCTCCGCGCCACCGGAGAGGGGCGCCGTAAGTGTTTAGGAAGTAATTCGATCAGCGAGCGCGCCGAGCAACATCACGAAAGTAAAGAATGCGAGTGCTATGGCAGACCCGCGCCAGGAGCAGTAGCGCTCGGCTCTTTGGTAACTAGTCATAGCGCGTCACCTGGGTTTTCCAGAAGCGCAAGGTTGTCTTCTTTGAGTCGGGCGACTTCGTCGCGTAGCGCCTCGTTCTCGGCGATCAGGGCAAGTACCGTGCGAGGATCTGCCTCAGCAACGAACCCGCTGTCGCCAAGATCCATATGGCGCAACGAAAATGAATCTGTCGCGTACCAGATCGCGCAGTTATCGCGCGCAACCTCTGCTTGTGTTTTTAATGCGCTGTAATCGCTCATAAACTCACCTTGCAAGTCCAGCGGCCCGCACACTTGCAAGGCTGCTCGATCCATTTCACGTCTACCAGAAACAAGAAACCCTGATTTCTCAGGGCCTCGGCGATACCTTTGAATGATCCGGCGATGATGGTCATGATGCGCGCTCGTAGTGGAGTTCGTAGGCCGCAAGCCGCTGGGCAGCGCAGTGCTGTTGGAGTTCGCGGCGTCTGGTCGATACGGCATTGACCAGGAGCTGCATCAGCTCAACCGATTCCTCAGTGCTGATATGGCCCTGGGCGACGTTCGCCTGGATCATGCCTTCGCAAAAATCTTCGTCCGGGCACACCGACTTGCACACTTGGGTGATCTGGTGCTGGATCATTTCAATAGCGCGACTGTGATAGCTTTTCATGCTGCCCACCTCTGGTTACGGCGCGCACGGGCGTCAATCTCGTGCCACAGCGCCTTCTCGATCATTGGCACGTATTCCTTGCTCTCGGCAATCACCGCAAGCTCCAGTTGGCACACGTCCATGGGAATGCCGTCGGCGTCGTACATGGTCCCGGACAGCACGTTGAACGTCAGTTCCCGGCTGCCATTCCGGTACTCGGTTGGTAGAGCTTCCTCAAGCCACGTCACCTCCACCTGGAGGACGTACCCTTCAACTATTACTTCGTAAGTCATGGTCGCCTCCAGGGTGGCGTTAGTCGGTATACGCGATGTATTTGAAGTGGCCGGTGTCTTTGTTGAAGTGCTCAAACCTGCCGCCGAACGTTCCGCGCACCTTTTCCTCGACTTCCTTGACCTCGGTGCCAATAGGGAAAACCCCCTCCTTAATCATCGAGCTGCTGGTGTAAAGCTTGTCCACCCAGTCGATCTTGGTGGGGTCTAGCACGCGAGGCTTTGTTTGGATGTATGGCACCGGGCCGCCCATGCTGATGGACGAGATATCACGAACGCACAGCGGGTCATCAGCGGCGCGCCACGCACAGTCATGACAGTGCATGTCGGCGCTCTCATGGCGCCAGCACGGTGCAGATATGTGGCAGCTACAATCCTTGACTGGCTCCAGCTCGATCACACCTTGGCAGCCATCACGGGCGCACACGTCGCCCTCGGAATATCCGAAATCGCTCATGGCGACCTCCAGTGTTTGGGGTTAGGCGGTACGGGCGGCGAGCATGGCGTCGGCCAGCGCGTAAGAGGTGCGAGCAATCTTCTGCGCCACCGACTCTTCACCGTTGGGGTAGATGTATTCAGGGATGATGAATCCTGTGTCAGCGCTGGTAGTGGTCGCCTGAGCCGCTGCGAAGCCTGCTGCGAAGTAATCTCGCAGTGTCATGCCACACTCTGGCGCCCATTGCCCAAAGCCGGACTGCGGGAACGCAGCGCCGCCTGTTTCTTCTCGTTCCATGACTCTCTCCATTCGTTGGTTCACCCGGTTAGGCGGTTGCTTTGGCAATTACTGCTTCTGCATGAGCCAGGGCGGCGTGGTACTTACTGAGGTGAGCTGCACCGAGCTTGGCCAGGCCGACCAAGTTGGTCAGGCTTTCCAGCAGATCACGTGCAGCGGCCATTGCCTTTGCGGTGGCAAGCGCTTCTGCGTGGGTTATCTCGCAATCAGCAATCACCGGGTGCGCGTCTCGCTGAACCACAATCGCAATGCCCTGGTAGGCTTGGATGCGGTCCGTATCAATGATGCGGAAGCCGCCTGTTACAGCGACCTCATCAACCTGAAGCGCCATATCGTTTCCTCTGTGGTTCACCTGTATTCGCTCAACACTCATTCCTCCCGCTGGTTGCCGATGGGCGCGGGGGAGGAGTGCTGACGTAATAGAGGTGCGGAAGGGTAGGTGCCGGTCTTTCCCGGCTGTCACGGCGCTTGTGCCAGATCAAGGTAGCTCGCCAATACCAGGTCGGCGCTGACCCTGCGCAATGCGGGTTGAGCTATTCGCCGGTGATGCAGGTGGGCGGTTATAGGCCGCAGTTTCGTCCGCATCGGGGTGTGATCGGAACACCAGGGCGCTACCCCTGCTTGGTTCCCGCCGCGTTTATAGTGTTGGCCGTCTCGCTCATACCGGCTCAGGACATTCACGGGTCTTTGCGATCCTAGCGCTGCAGCCCACTTGGGCACGCTCCGATCACACCCCGATGCAGCCTGGTGCTGGGGAGTACCAGGGCCTCGGGCAGTTAACGACAGGCTGTCGTGGCTCAGGTCCATGCATTCCGTTTCAAGCGCTGCCAATGGCAGCTACGCGGACTGCAGCGGGGCCTGATCTTCTTTAAGCATCAGCCCGCGCTCAATGCAGAACTGGATTTCTGCGTCGTATCCGGCACGATTCAAAACCAGCTGACCGCTCTGGTCGTAGATCGCTCTGTGGTGGCCTGCGCCGCCCTTACGTGGCGTTCGCTCAACCGTATAGCCGTGGCGCTGGTAGCAGCCGTTGGGGCTGTTTAGGTTTGGCATGGTCTTGCCCTCGGTGATTTTCCCAATGCCCACCGCTCTGGATGGGCATCAGCGAAAAGGTCCGTCATGCAGTCTCCAGCTCACAGCATTCCGCGTAATGCGCCATCGCAATTGGCATGTGATAGCTATCCAGCGGCCACTTGCTGACTTTGCACCCCTGACCAGCAGGGCAATAAAAAACGAACAGCTCGCCCGCGTCCTTATCCATCTCCATGCTTACCCGTACACCACCGGTGAACTCGTCTTTGATGATGATCATTTCGTCTACTCCGTTGATTTTCCGGATGACCCTGTCGCCAAGGCCATCGAGGAAATCTGTTGTCTCCACCACGCAACACTTCCGAGTCGTCTCTCACCGGCGTCGCACATTTCGTGTTCGATGCTGTTCCGGTTTGGAAGCGTGGTTTCGCGTACTCACATGAGGGAGTACGGCAGCTACCAGAGGCTGCATGGCGCTAACCAGTGGCTGCTGATAATCTCCCGGAGATCAATAAGAGGTTCATGCCATGGAATTGGAAGATCCTACGAATCCAAAGCCAAGCTCAGAAGAGGACTCCCTTACGGCTGAGCTGAGGCGCGAGTTTGCGCTGCTCAACAAGATTTTTGAGTTGCGCAAAATTGGTCGCGATACCAGTAAAAAGAAACTGAACCGGAAAGCAGCCAAGGCCGCAATTAAGCAGGCGAAGGAATCAAATAAGAAAAACCACTCTCTGAAAGCGCCAAAAATTCCCAAGCCTGCTCCTTCGCCCAAAAAGAAGGTCAAGGAGTGGCTTAAGAAGATCTGTTGGCGTTGCAATACGACGTTCTTCGTGCTTTCCACGTGGGACAATCCGCCAAGCTTGTGCGCGGCATGCGCCAAAGATCTTGATGAAACCTACGTGCCTTCCAGCGATGACCGCTCAACCCCTTTCACAAAAGTTCACTTCGTGAGCGGTGGAGCTCCAGGGCTGGGAAAGCGTCGGTAATCGTATAGCCATGCTTTCCACAAGGTTCTCGTCGGAACCTTCTGGAGAGCATCCGGCCCACGCTAGGCGGGCCGGTATTCTCTTTCTCGGGGGATTCAAATCCCGACAGCTGACCGCGATGTAGTCCATGCAATGGCATCCCATCCGTCAGCACTCTTTGATCTAGGGCCATCTACGCTGCTGGCCACGGGGTGAGGCATCCCCTGTACCGAACTTGAGGTGTTCGGCTCGCTACCTTGAATCTGGGCCGGTGGTTATCCGGCAGGGGTGGGGCTAAAGAGCGGTGGCTTTCGCCGTGTTGAGTGTTCATGGCGTGTTACCTGTGATTAATAATCACGTATCGTGTTTATCCTGTCAAACACAAAACGTGATTTATTTTTCTGAAGGCGAAAAAAAACCGCACAGGGCGGTTTGATTTTTGGTTGCCGCCCAGCATCAGGCCGGGCAAATCTCTATATCACTTTACGAACCACCCACCGACGGCGCAGGCCGTCCCCACAAAACCTGTTATGGGCTGAGTGAGCACTAACATCGCCAGGCCCCTTCCAGACTCCTGGGCTGACTTTACAAATCCGCCAATAATGAACGAGATGCCAATGAAAATGGCTGGAGTCCACCAGCCAAATACATATGCAGATCGCCAAATAATAGAGACAAATGCAGGAACTGCAATCACTCCAAAGAAAATCCCAACAGCTCCGGAGTGACCAATTTTCTGAGATGTGCCAAGCACAATTAGGCAAAATAACCCGATAACAATCACTGACTCAATCAATGCTGATTACCTCTGGAACGAGTTAGGCGATCAAGAAACCAGTCCTTCACGGTAGACAGGCCAAAGACCGCGAAAAACGAAGCTATGTACAAGATAAAATAAGCAAAATCTGCCCACCCACCTCGCTTTGTACTCAGCCATCCATCGAGCCAGTACACCGCCAGGCCAAATGCAGCGAATACCAATAAGGCGAGTGTCCAAGCGTGTTTCTCATGCGCCTTGTAGGCTTCCGAGTCGTTATTCAGACGCATCACATCTCGCCGCCGCGCCAAATCACGCGCCCGATAATTGGTAATTCATGAAGTGCATCAGGCGATACCTGTTCGTCTGGGTATTTCGATTTGTCGGCATTGTCGCTTCTGATGAGCCAGCCACCGGCAACCTTTTGAATAAGGCGCTTGATGCTTACGCCTCCATCTGGGCGCAGCACAACATAGGATTGTCGATCATGGGGCTCAGTCCTTGAGCTATCAAGCAACACTACATCGCCGTCGAAGATATACGGCTCCATGCTGTCACCTTCGGCATAAATGATCCTGAGGTTCTCCGGCTTCGCCTTCATCCTGGCCAGCCAATCGCGCTTGAATACCAGCCCCTCGCTGACTTCGACATGGTCATTCAGATAGCCATCGCCACAGGAGCCGCGGGCTTTGAACTGGGGAATCAATGCGTATTCCTTTTCGCTAGGTGAACCGTTCTTTTGTGGAACCTCATCGTCTGCCAGCAAATCGCTGCGATTCACCTTTAGCACCTCGGCAATCTTCTTGATGTCGTCAAGATTCGGTTCGCGGGCGTCCTTCTCATAGTTTCCAACGCGGGATTGAGATTTCCAGCCGCAGGCGAGCGCCAGCTCTCTCTGCGAAAGGCCTTTGATGTTCCTGTAATGCTTGATTCTTGAGCCGAGTGTGTTCATGGCAGTGATTTTAATCACGCTGCGTAATGGCGTGTTCTCACTTATCGTGTTTGTATTAATCACGTTATGTGTTTATCCTGAGCATAGATCCACAGGAGCCTATGCCCATGAATCGTATCCGTGAAATCAGGGAAGCCGCTGGAATTCGCCAGTCGGACCTGTACCGCAAGCTGAAATGGGGGCAGTCACGCATCGCTAACTACGAGAGCGGCGAACGAACCCCATCCCTTTCTGATGCTCGTTTGATCGTTTCTGCATTGAACGATCTGGGCGCCTCATGTGACTTGGCTCAGGCGTTTCCTGAGCCAGATCAGTCGGCGGCCTGACTATGTCCACGAGCCCATTAAGCCAAGAGCCCGATGAAATGGCCCGGGAGACGGAAACGCTGATCTTGCAGCGAGTTGCGTCATGCGGTCAGAAACAGCTCGCACTTGCGGTCGGTTCCAGTGAGACGACTGTTTCCCGCTGGAATGACGGTGAGTACGAGAAGTGGGCCAAGGCCCTTTCGTTCCTAGGCCTGCGCGTCGTTCCACAGACTGCCGTGGTGGTCACCAGCGAATACCTGTCTTCCGTCGAGACCTTGGCGCGAATAGGGCTCAAGGCAGAACGCAAGCGGCCTGGCCCGCTCGGGTGGGACTGACCATGCAGTACACCGTGACGATCAATCAGGCTAAGGCGCTGGAGTGGGGGTTGAACGCTCAACAGGCGCTGCTGTTCGCGTTTGTCTACGAGTGCCCGAGCTGGGCCAACAAGGTCAAGACTGACGGCGGGGATTTCTTCGCCCTGAGCAAAGCCAAGATCGTCGAGGAATTGCCGCTACTGACCGACAAGCCAGATACGGCCTATCGCCTTTTGATTGCTTTGCGTGATGCGGGCCTGATCGATTTGTGCGCTTTGGGCTTCCGGCTCACCGAGAAGGGACGCGAGTGGAACCCGAATCGAGCCGGATGCAGCACGCCTTATCAGCCACCAGTGGTCCGCCCTCGGCGTCGCACGAAGAAGAAACCAATTCCAGCCAGTTTGCGAGCCAGAGTATTTGCCCGTGATGGAGGCGTTTGCCTGCGTTGCGGATGTTCGGCCCCTGCACGCCTGAGGGCTGATCACGTAATACCCGAGAGCAAGGGCGGTGTGGCATCCATGGCAAATCTTCAAACGCTTTGCATGTCCTGCAATAGCTGGAAGGGCGTTCAGACAATAGATTTCCGCGTTATCGCCGGAGGTGCTGCATGAGCATGGGACTTATGGTCGCCGCGATGAAGCTCCGAGTTGGCAATCCGCTGCGCAAGCTCGTGCTGCTCAAGCTCGCTGATAATGCCAGCGATATTGGGGAATGCTGGCCCTCCTACCAGCACATTGCTGATCAGTGTGAAATCAGCAAGCGCTCTGTCATGAATCACATAGCAGCTCTGTGCGACTCCGGGCTTCTCCGTAAAGAAACACGAAAGGGTGGCCCAAAGGGAAACTCGTCGAACGTTTATTTTTTAACGCTTGATGGTGGTGCAGCAGATGCACCAGGGGTAGTGCAGGAGATTCACCAGGGTGGTGCAGGAGATTCACCCCCTAGTGCAGCAGCTGCACTAGGGGGTAGTGCAGGAGTTGCACCCAGAATCAGTAACTCTTTTGAACCAGTCATTGAACCAGTCATTGAACCAATTGCGCCCCAGGCTCTCGCCCAGGCCGCGACCGGTCAAGTCGTGGTGCTCGCCAGCCAGCGGCCACGGCTCGAGATTCCCGCCGACATGCCAGGCCCGAAAGACCAGACCTGCAAAACCTTCAAGGCCTGGGCGAACTACGCCATGGCTTACCGCAAGCGTTACCAGTGCTGGCCGGTGTGGAACGCAGCCGCCGGCGGAATGCTCGGCAAGCTGGTTGACCGCCTGGGCGTCGACGTTGCCCACAGCGTGGCCGCGTACTACCTGACGATCAACGACTCCCGCATCGTCAACGACTGCCACAGCCTGAACAACCTGATCGCCAAGGCCGAGGCGTACCACACCCAGTGGGCCACCGGCCGCCAGATGAATTCCCGTACCGCCCGTCAAATCGAAGACACCCAAGCCAACATGAACGCCGCGCAGGAAGCTGCCCGGCTGATTCTCGATGGGGAGAAACGCAATGCTTTCCTCTGAAGCACTCGCCGAGCTTGCCGCCGGCATCTGTGCCACCGCCGAAACTTTGGGCCAGACCATCAGCGCAACCGCAGCCCGGCTGATGGCCGAAGACTTGGCCGCTTTCCCGCCCCAGGACATCCGCAAGGCCCTGCAATCCTGCCGCCGTGAACTGACCGGCAAGTTCACGCTGGGCGCCGTGATGCAGCGTATTCAGGCCGAAGACGGACGCCCAGGCAAGGACGAAGCGTGGTCTATCGCTGTCATGGCCAACGACGAATTCGAAACCGTGGTGATGACCGATGAAATCCAGTTGGCCCTGACCGCCGCCCGGCCTGTTTTGGAGTCTGGCGACAAGATCGGCGCCCGGATGACGTTCATCAACGCCTACGAGCGGTTCGTTCTCCACGCCCGTGAGGCCGCCAAGCCAGTCAACTGGCACGTTTCCATTGGCTACGACGCCAACCGCCGCGCAATCGCCATCGAGAAGGCGGTGCAGATGCAGCGCATCCCCCACGAACACGGCCAGAAGTACCTGGCAGACCTGCGCATTCCCCCCGTCACCGAAGACGGTCGCGCCCTGGCTGGGCTGATCACTGGCACCGTTACACGGCCATCGCCGGACGTTAGCGAAAGGCTCCAGGGCGTAAAGAAATCGATGCTGGCAATGCGCAAGGCCAATGCAGACCGCAAACAGAAAATCCGCGACGAGGCCGAGCAGCAGTTTGCTGAACGCCGAGCCGAGCTGATGCGCCAGGTTGAACAACTGCAATCACAGGGAGCGACACATGGCTGAGCTTGCATTGATCCGTACCGCCCAGGGCCTGGTGCCGGCCACCGAGGCCGACCGTGAAGTAACCCAAAAGTGGAAGCTTGGCCAGGTAGTCCACGGCAAATTTACCCGTATGCGCAATGCCAAGTTCCACGGCAAGTTCTTCTCGATGCTGGATCTGGCGTGGGAATACTGGGAACCGGTGGGTGGCCTGGTGCCACGCCAGGAAATGCGCGGCATTCTTGGGCTGGCCAAGTTCTTTGAGGCCGCCAGCGGAAAGCCGGGCCAGCTATCGGACGCCGTTGCTGCGTACATCGCCCAGTTGGAAGCCGAGCGCGCCGAGCGATTCCCGGCCGTGGACAAGTCCCGCGAGGCTTTCCGTGAGTGGGTGACGATTGAGGCCGGTCACTTCCACCTGGTGCGCACTCCCGATGGCGTGCGCAAGGAAGCCAAGTCGATCAGTTGGGCATCCATGGACGATACGGCCTTCGAACCACTTTACCGCGACGTGTTCAACGCCTGCTGGCGCCTGGTCCTGTCCGCCCACTTTGAATCAGAAGCGGCGGCATTGAGCGCTGCCGACCAGATCGGGAGCTACGCATGAAGCGCACGCCACTCCAACGCAAAACCCCGCTAACGTCCGGCGGCCCCCGCCGCAAGCGCTGCCCGTGCTGTCGGGTGATGTTCGTGCGCACCCGCGACACGCAAGCCGTGTGTGGGGAGATTGAGTGCGCCATTGCTCACAGCAAGACTGAAAAGGGGCAGGCAACCGCTCGAAAGGCTCTTGCCGAGTTAGGCCGCAAGGAGCTGCGAGCATCCAAGGAGCGCATTAAACCGAAAGGGCAGTACATGCGTGAGGCCCAGGCCGCGTTTAACGCCTGGGTGCGCGCCAGGGACGCCAGCCAGCCATGCATCAGTTGTGGTCGCCACCATGACGGCAAGTACGACGCCGGACATTACCGCACGGTGGGCAGCAATCCCGCGCTCCGGTTCGAACCACTCAATTGCCACAAGCAGTGCGTCCCGTGCAATCAGCACAAGTCGGGCGACATCGTGAATTACCGCATCAGCCTGGTGCTGCGTATCGGCCAGGACAAAGTTGACTGGCTGGAAGGCCCACACGAACCACAGCGCTACACCATCGACGATTTGAAGGCCATACGGGCCGATTACAAAGCCCGATTGAAACAGCTCAAAGGGGACGCAGCATGAACTATGACGCCGAAGAGCTTCTAACCCAGTGGGGCCGGTGGGTGTGGCAGGGTGCCGGCGTCCCTGGCTATGGTATTTCCCCGCTCTACGCCTTGATGCGCGACAACGTAGAGCAAATCACCAAGAATCTGCCGGCCGCGATAAGCGATGATGAGGCGCTGATGATTGATGGGGCGGTTGCAACGCTGTGGAAGCGCTACCCGTCCACCGCAGATTGCATGAGGCTTTACTACTGCACTGGGATGACGATGCAAGGCGTAGGAAATATGCTCGACCTGACTCGTTTGAAAGTGCGCGAAATGATCATCGCGGGGAATAACTACGTCCAGGCGTGTTTGGATATGAGGATGGCGGCATGAATCTTGCCAACAGGGTTAAAGTTTCGGGCGTGTGGTGGAAGCTTTTCTCAATCGAATTTCAAACGCCCGACGGGAAGTTTTCCACCTACATTTACGCGCTCGATGCGGAGCACGCCAGTTATCGCTTGGAAGAGCTGAAGTTGACCGCGGTGGTGTTCGGAGAGGTTGCCGATTGACGTTTATTCTTGACGTGTTAACACGATAGTGGCACATTAGCGCCAGATTGCGGTTTTACCGCTTCGAACCAAGCCTGGCCATTGAGTCGGGCTTTTTTGTGTTCGCAATTCATCATTTTCAATGTTTGAGGTAGTCGCGATGAGCGAATCAATCGCCACTCTGTTGTTCGCCGCCCTGGAAATGTCGGCGAGACATGACCGCAAAGTCGTCAAGGCCGTGCTGTATGGCGATAGCTGGGCTGCACTGCATGCCGATACCGAAATCGCCCACCTGATTGTTGATCACGGCCTGACACGGCCCAAAGAGTTCGCCGGCGTGCCGATCTACGCCAGTCACCTGACCGGGCCTGAGCAGGGTTTCAAGCTGGAATATCAGCAAGACCCCCCTGAAGTTTTTAGCCAAACCATCTGACGCGCAGGTATTTGCCGTCCTCATAGCCCAGCCATCGCGCTGGGCTTTTTCGTATCTGGAGGCCCGTATGGCAGCCCTGGACAGGAGTAGAAACATGGCCAACCCATCGCCCGAGAGCATCGTAGAGGCTGTGATTATTCCTGTTGCCAACAAAGGTTTGGTCGTAGGAACGGTGACAGGGGTTGCGGGCTGGCTTTCCCAGGTGAACTGGATTGGCCTATCTGGCGTGCTGGTAGCGGTGCTGGGCCTGGTGATAAGCGCTTACTTCCAGATCCGCCGTGATCGCCGGGAGACCATCGAAAGCCAAGAGCGCATCCGTGTGATGCGCGAGCAGTGCAAGTTGTGAGCCCGCTACTGCGTCAGCGCATTGCTGTGGGCTTGCTCAGTATCAGCGCCGCCGGCTTTGCCACCTGGCAGGCAAGCGAAGGGTTTACCCCTGTCGCCGTGATCCCCACCAAGGGCGACGTTCCCACCATCGGCCACGGCTCAACCCGCTATGAAGACGGTTCGCCAGTCCGCATGGGCGACACCATCACCCCGGCCCGCGCCGAAGTCCTGGCCCGCAACCTGAACAGCCACGCAGAGAAGCAATTCACCGCATCCCTCCCAGGCGTGAAGCTGCACCAGGCCGAGTTCGATATCTACATGGACTTCGTGGGCCAGTACGGCATTGGCACCTGGCTCAAGGGTTCGCCGCGCCGTGACCTGCTGGCCGGCAACTACGCCCAGGCTTGCAATGATCTGCTCAAGTACCGCTTCGCCGCGGGCTTCGACTGCTCCACACCAGGTAACAAGCGGTGCGCCGGCGTCTGGACTCGCCAGTTAGAGCGTCACGAGAAGTGCATGGCTGCGCAATGAATCCCTCAACCCCCGAGGCAACCACCGTGAACGACCAAGCAATCGAACAGGAAATCCAGGCCAAAGGCTTGACCGCACCGCGTGTCACCCCTGCCGACCTGCAGGCCAACATTGCCAGTGAGCACTACTTCACTGCCGTGGATGGCGTACTGGGCGCTTACAAGAACAACGACGACGTGCGCGTCGAGGTGATCAGCCCTGATTGGGAGGTTCCGCGCAGTATCGAATCCCTGGGCCTGCTCACCTTCTGCGTCCTAGTGCTGCGTAACGGCTTCACTGTCACCGGTGAGAGCGCTTGCGCCAGTCCGGAGAACTTCGACACCGAAGTGGGCCGCAAGATCGCCCGTGACAACGCTGTCGCCAAGGTTTGGCCGCTGATGGGCTACGCGCTCAAGCAGCAATTGCACCAAGCTGCGCAGGAGCAATCGAAATGACCGAGCACTACGTCGGCACCAAGATCGTTATGGATTGGGCCCAGGCTCACGCTGATGGCCGCGAAGGCTACACAGTGAAATACAGCGACGGTTACACCAGCTGGTGCCCCAAAGCTCAGTTCGAAGAATCCAACGTCGCTATCGGTCACGTCGGGCACATGCCACCGCACCAGCAACGCGTGATCGCCGAACGTGAGCAACTGGCCGACCGCATCCAGAAGCTGGAAGCGTTCCTGCACACCGATCTGTACGCCGGCCTGCCTGAGGACGAGCAGCAACTGCTCAAGATGCAGGCTGATGCGATGGTGCTGTACCTGGGCATCATCAACACCCGAACCTCTAAGTTCGTCTGAGGAATCCCGCCATGATCCGCTACCTCATTGTCGCACTCGCTGCATGTCTGGTGCTGATCTATGGCGGATGGAGCCACATCCAAGGACAGGCCAAGGACATGGCCGTTGCGAAGGATCGCATTGACACCCTTGAGCGGGCGGCTGAGTCACGGCGCAACACCCAGCGCCTGCTGGCCCAGCTCGACACCGAACACACAAAGGCCCTGACCGATGCGCAGACCACTAACAACCAGCTTCGTGCTGCTGTCGCTACTGGCGCTCGCCGGTTGTCCGTCAAGGCCACCTGTCCCGCAGTGCGAACCGCCACCGCCGCCACCAGCCTGGATGATGCAGAAGCGCGAGCCGAACTTGACCCAGCGACTGCTGAACGAATTGTCGCCATCCCAGCCGATGGTGACGAAGCCATCATCGCCTTGACTGGCTTGCAGGACTACATCGCCAACATTTGCCAGAAGGGAGGCACCCAATGATTAAGTACCGCGTCAAGTCCGCAGGCGAAGTGCATGAAGTAATGGCTGCAACGTTCGTGCAGGGTGAAGATCTTCGCCTTATTGGCGATGGCGGCGCAGTTGTAGCCATCTTCGGTTCATTCGAATGGCTCAAGGTTGTCCCTGTTGTGACTGCTCCGGTCGTGGAGGGTGATCCCTCTACTGAAAAGCCTGAACTGGCTGGCGAGTAAGGATTCCCATGGCACTGACACAAAAACAGCGCCTATTCGTTGATGAGTACTTGATTGACCTCAACGCAACCCAGGCCGCTATCAGGGCCGGGTACAGCAAAAGGACGGCCGGTCAGATAGGCGATGAGAACCTGAAAAAACCTCAAATTGCCCAGGCCATCAAGGAAGCGATGGATTCTCGCAGCAAGCGTGTGCAGATCAATGCTGACTACGTACTGAATCGCCTGGTCGAGATTGATCAACTCGACGTGCTGGACATCCTGCGCGATGACATGAGCTTCAAGCCTTTGTCGGAATGGCCGAAGGGTTGGCGCCAGTATCTGGTCGGCTTCGATATCGCCGAGATGTTCGAAGGTTCAGGCGAAGATCGATCGATGGTCGGCCTGATGAAAAAGATCAAGTGGCCGGACAAGGTCAAGAACCTGGAACTGCTCGGCAAGCACGTAGCGGTCAGCGCCTTCCGTGAACAGGTGGAAGTAAACGTAACCCACACCCTTTCTGAGCGGATGGCTAAAGCACGTGAGCGAGCCAGCAACGGTTGACCTTGAGCAGCAGTTAGTCGAGGACATCCTGTCATTTGCTCAAGACCCGCTTGGATACGTTTGGTACGCCTTCCCATGGGGCGAGCCTGGCACCGAGCTAGCGAACAAGACCGGCCCGCGTGATTGGCAGATTGAAGTCCTCGACTCAATCGGCAAGAAGCTACGCGCCGGCGCCAAGGATCTGGGCGAGGTAATCCACGAAGCCACGGCCAGCGGCCACGGCATCGGCAAGTCTGCCCTGGTGTCCTGGCTGATCAAGTGGACCGTGGATACCTGCGTAGATGCGCGTGGCGTTGTCACTGCCAACACTGAAACCCAGCTCAGGACCAAGACCTGGCCCGAGGTGGCGAAGTGGAACCGGCTTTCCATCACGTCTCATTGGTTCCGCATCACGGCCACAGCGCTGATCAGCACTGACCCGGAGCATGAAAAGAACTGGCGTGTGGACGCGGTGCCCTGGTCGGAGAGCAACACCGAGGCATTCGCCGGCCTGCACAACGAGGGCAAGCGCCTTCTGCTGGTGTTCGACGAGGCATCAGCCATCGCCGACCTGGTGTGGGAGGTGGCCGAAGGTGCACTTACCGACGAGAACACCGAAATCATTTGGGCGGCCTTCGGCAACCCGACTAAGACCACCGGCCGGTTCCGGGCTTGCTTCACACGGTACAAACACCGCTGGGGGCACCGCCAGGTTGATAGCCGCACGGTTGAAGGCACCAACAAAACGCAAATCGCCAAGTGGCAGCAGGACTACGGCGAAGACAGCGACTTTTTCCGCATCCGTGTACGCGGCATGTTCCCGAGGGCTTCTGAATTGCAACTGATCCCGACTGACTGGGTTGCCGACGCGATGAAGCGCGAGGCGGTCTATGGCATGGATGACGCCCTGGTCTGCGGTATCGACATCGCCCGGGGCGGCGCTGACAACAACGTGATCAGGTTCCGGCGTGGCCTGGACGCTAAGTCCATCAAGCCAATCAAGATCCCGGGCAGCGAAACCCGCAACACCACGGTGTTCATCGCCAAGGTGTGCACGGTGGTGATGGAGCATCGCCCGGACGCGGTTTTCGTTGACGCTACCGGCGTTGGTGGTCCAGTCGCTGACCAACTGCGCCGCCTGTTGCCGGGCATCGTCATCATCGATGTCAACTTCGCCAGCAGGGCGCCAGACCGGCACTACGCAAACATGCGCACCTATATGTGGTGGCAGATGCGCGAGGCATTACGTGCGGGCCTGGCCATTGATAGCAACGAAGAGCTAGAGGCCGAGCTGACCTCGCCGATGTACACGCACAACTCCAGCGACCAGATCGCCCTGGAGAAGAAGGACGACATCAAGAAGCGCCTGGGTATCTCTACGGACGACGGCGACGCCCTGGCGCTGACCTACGCCATGCCAGTGATGAAGAGCCAATACAACGAATACGGCGGTTCAGGGACCAGCAACAACGGCCTTGAATCCGAATACGACCCTTACGCGAGTAACTGACCATGTGTGGAAGCGGAATCAAAAAACTTGTGAACAAGGTGGTCAAGCTCGACCCATTGCGGGGCGGTGACGTCCTGCTTGAAGGGATGGGCTTGCCGAACATGTTTGGCGAGAACACCGGCATGTTCAACAAGGCCGAGCGGGAGAAGGCAGCGGCAAAGGCAGCGGCCGAAGCAGCGGGCTCAACATCCCCAGGTGCTGCGCCCACCACCTCCAGCGACTCAGTGCAGGCCGCTGTAGAAGCTGAACGCAAGCGCCGCCTGGCCCAATCCGGCCAGAACGGCACCATATTGACCGGTTCGTCTGGCGTGCTTGGCGGTGCCAACACCGGCCAGAAAACGCTGTTGGGGGTGTAAGTTGGCTGACTCCCTGCGCGAACGCTGCGAGAAGCGCTACACCGCTCTCAAGAGCGAGCGCGACAGCAACTGGCTGCCTGACTGGAAAGAGCTGGGCGACTTCATCAGCCCGCGCTCTGGCCGCTGGTACAACACGGACACCAACGACGGCAAGCGCCGAGATCAGAAGATTATTAACCCGCAAGCGACGTTTGCGTCTCGCACGCTTGGCGCCGGTATGCACACTGGCATGACCAACCCTGCATCGCCCTGGGTGAAGTTCGGTACGCCAGATCCTGGCCTGATGGAGTACGGCCCGGTCAAGGATTGGCTGTACGCGGCCGAGAAGTCGATGCGCGAAGTCATGGCCAGGTCGAACCTGTACAGCGTTCTGCCCAACCGGTACAGCGAAGAAGGCATTTTCGGCACCGCGCCTATGGTGGTGATGCCGGACGACAGCGATTTGTTGCGCTCTTACCCACTGGCTATCGGCAGTTACATGCTCGCCAACAACAGCCGCAACCAGGTGGACACGCTCTACCGCGACTTCCGCATGACTGCCCGCCAGATGGAACAGCAGTTCGGCAAAGACAAGATGAGCACCACGGCGCGCAACCTGCTGACCAGTAAGCCGGACGCCTGGGTTGATATCTGCCACGGTATCGAACCCAATGACACCCGCGAGAAGGGGCGCAAGGACAACACCAACATGCCGTTCCGGTCGGTGTACTGGGAAAAGAGCGGCGACAAGGATTCGATGCTGCGTGAGTCCGGTTTCAAGGTGTTCCCGGTAATGGCACCGCGCTGGGACGTGCTGGGCGAGGATGTGTATGGAACCGGTCCTGGATCGATGTGCATCGGCACCACCAAGGCCATTCAGTTGATGGAGCGCCGCAAGGCCGAACTGCTGGAGAAGGGCGTGCGCCCGCCAATGGGTGCGCCGGCCAGCCTCAAGAATCAACGCGCCTCGATCCTACCGGGCAGCATCACCTACCTGAACGATATGCAGGTGGGCGCTAAGTTCGCACCGCTGTATGAGGTTCAGCCTGCCTGGCTCGGCCAATTGCGTGGCGAGATTGCCGCTGACAGCTCGATCATTGACACCGCGTTCTTTGTCGATCTGTTCCTGATGATCAGTCAAATGGACAGCGTGCGCACCGCTTACGAGATTGCCACCCGCAAGGAAGAGAAGCTGCTGATGCTCGGCCCAGTGCTGGAGCGCCAGACAGATGACCTGTTAGACCCTCTGGTCGATATGTATTTCAACCAGATGCTGGAACAGTCGATCCCACGCTGGACCGGCATGTTGCCGGGTGCACCACTGTTGCCGCCGCCGCCGAAAGAACTGGCGAACATGGATCTGCGCATTGAGTTCACCAGCATCCTGGCCCAGGCACAGAAGGCCATCGGCGTATCCAGCATTGAACGAGCTATCGGGTTCGCCGGCACCGTGGCAACCGTCACCCAAAGCACCGAAGCGCTGGACCTGCTCGATTCCGATGAAGCCATGCGCCAATACTTTGAACTGATCGGCGTGCCCCCAACGCTGGTACGGGCTGATGACATGGTTGCTCAGATCCGCGAGCAGCGCGCCCAGGCGCAACAAAGCCAACAGATGCAACAGGAGCTGGGCAGCGTCATCCAGGGCGCCCAGGCGCTTAGCCAGACCGACACGGGAGGGGATAACGCCCTAACCGCGCTTGTAGGGGCGATGTGATGACCGAACGACAGGAGCCCACCGAGCAGGAACTGCAGGACATCGCCGACTTCAAGTGGCTGATGGATGACAGCCGCGGGCGCCGCTTCATGTGGCGAACCCTGGGTCATTGCAGGATTTTCCAGGGCTCAATAGGCCCCACCGACGCAATCACGAACTTCAACGAAGGCCAACGCAATGTTGGCCTTCTTCTTTTGAGCCAGGTCAACGACCTGACCCCATCGCTGTACGCGGTCATGGCTGCCGAGAACGCGCCAAAGCCGATTGCTGAACAACCCCAGGAGACAGATGAATGAGCCCTTTGATGATGAAGCTGCTTGGCCGCGTGTACATGAGCGAGGTTGATGCGGGCGGTGGCGGTGGTGGTGATGTATCGGCTCCCGCTCCCACAGCGGAAGCCCCGGCCCCAGCGGCTGACAGCTCGGTACTGACCCCGCCCGCTCCTACAGATGCTCAAGCACCGAAGCCGGATGACGCCAAGCCCGAAGACGCGGACAAGCCCAAGGACGAAAGCAAGGATGCTGATGGCAAGGACAAGCCAAACGGCGCCCCGGAAGCCTATGAGGACTTCACCCTGCCAGAAGGCATGGAGATGGATGTGGAAATCCTGGGCGAGTTCAAGAACCTGGCCAAGGAACTGAACATCCCGCAGGCCAAGGCCCAGCAACTCATCGACTTCCAATCGCAACTGGCGAACAAGCAGGCCGAGGCATACCAAGCCGCTGTCACCAAGCAGGCCAAGGACTGGGCCGCAGAAATCAAGAGCGACCCTGAAATTGGCGGTGAGAACTATGACAAGAGCGTAGCCAGCGCGATCAAGGTCATTCAGTCCTTCGGTGACCCGGCATTGACCGAGTTGCTGAATACCTCCGGGCTGGGCAACCACCCGGCGCTGTTCAAGTTCTGCCACCGCATCAGCGCGGCTATCTCGGAAGACAAGTTCGTCATGCCCGGCAGCCAGACCAATGCACCAAAAGAAATGAGCATCATCGACGCCTTCAAGTAAGGCCCTGACCAACCGTAGGAGATACACAGATGGGCATTTTGACCTCCACCATGCCGACCTTGCTGGATAAGTTCAGCCGGGAAGACAGCCAGAAAAAGATCATGAAGATCGTCGAGCTGATGGCCAAGCAGAACGATATCCTCATGGATGCCGAGTACCAGGAGTGCAACGACGGCTCCAAGCACAAGACCACCATGCGTTCGGGTATCCCTGAGCCAACATGGCGCCTCTTCAACAAGGGCATTCAGCCAAGCAAGTCCACCACTGTTCCGGTTCTCGATACCACCGGCATGATGGAAGACTATGGCTTGGTCGATAAGGCCCTGGCCGATCTGTCCGGCAATGCTGATGGTTTCCGCGTGTCCGAGAACGTTGCCAAGCTGCAAGGCTTCAACAACAAGGCCGCGCGCTACATGTTCTACGGCAACACCAGCTCCGAGCCTGAAGCGTTCCTGGGTCTCTCGCCGCGCTACAACGACAAGTCGGCCGAGTCTGGCGCAAACATCATTGATGCTGGCGGCACTGGCTCCACCAACGCATCGCTCTGGTTCGTTACCTGGGGCGAGATGACCACTCACCTGCTGTATCCGAAAGGCAGCGTGGCCGGCTTCCAGCACCGCAACTTGGGTGAGGACACCGTAAAGGATGCGGTTGGCGGCGAGTACCAGGCCTATCGCGACCACTTCAAGTGGGACATTGGTATGTCGGTGCGTGACTGGCGCGCCAATGCCCGCGTAGCGAACATCGACGTCAGCACATTGACCGCAGACGGCGCCACTGGCTCCAAGCTCATCGAGCTGATGATCAAGGCCTATTACCTGCTGGAAAACCCAATGCAGGGCGAAGGCCGCACGGTCATTTATGCCAACCGCACCCTGCAAACCTTCCTGCACCTGCAGGCCATGAACTCCAAGAACGTGAACCTGACCATCGGTGAATACGCCGGTAAGAAGATCCCCGAATTCCTGGGTATCCCAATCAAGCGCGTCGACGCGCTGCTGAACACTGAAGCCCGCGTAGTCTAACGACTGCGTGGTTTCCTCCCCCATATTGGAGAAACCATCATGCTTTTCGACGCAAAGCTGCTCATGTCGAGCGCCCAGGCAATCACCGCCTCCGCAGCTTCGACCGACGTTATCGACCGTGGCGACAACAAGGACGTAGGCCGCGCCGGTGATATTCCCTTGGTCATTCAGGTTGTTGAAGCGTTCAACACCCTGACCAGCCTCACCATCGAGCTACAGACTGATGACAACTCGGCCTTTTCCTCGGCCCGCTCACTGTATTCGGTGGTGGTCCCGCTGGCCGACCTGAAACTGGGTTACCAGACCCCGGTTATTACCCTGCCGCAGAAAACCGAACGCTTCCTGCGCCTCAATTACACCGTGACTGGCACCGCCCCAACACTGGGCAAGGTAACCGCCGGCATCGTTGCTGGAGTGCAGACCAATGCCTAAGCGCTATGAAGTGCTTGAGCGGTCGTTTATCAACGGTCGTCTCTATGAGCCGGGCGAAACACTGGTGCTGGAAATCGACAGCCCCGGCGGAAACCTGAAGATTGCGGGTGCAGCAAAGGCTCCAACCATCCAGCAGGGCGCTGATGATTTGGGTCTGGGCTACGTTGCTGCCCGTGGCGCTGCTGGCAAGTTCGTGATCAAGGATGACAAGGACCAGCGGGTTGGCGAGTTCATCGGCAGCAAGGCGGAAGCGGAAGCGGAAGCCGCCCGCCTGAATGCTGGTGGCTCAGTCGCACAGCCAACCATCCAGCAGGGCGCTGATGACGAAGATCAGGACAACACCAACGGCAACGGACTGCCAGACGCCTGATCACCAGCAACAAACCCTCTGGGCCCTTCAGGGCCCTTTTCTTTTTCTGAGGTTCCCGAATGTCCAGCGACGTAGAGATTTGCAACATCGCGCTGTCGCGTGTTGCACACACGCAGCCCATCGTTTCGTTCACGGAAAAGAGCAAGGCGGCCGAACTATGCCGTGTGTTCTATGCCCCGCTGCGTGAGCTGGTGTTGCAGGCGTTTCCCTGGCCATTCGCGGAATCTGTAGTTGCACTGGCAAGCCTGGGCAACCCTGCTCCTGGCTGGGCCTACCGTTATCGGTACCCGGCCGACTGCCTGCAAGTGCGTGACATCGTACAGCCAGGGTTTCGCCGCTCGCTCACCAGCGATATGCAGATCCCCTACAGAATTGGTTACGACGCAGGCGGCCGGGTGATTCACACCGATCAGCCAGAGGCTGCGTGCCGCTTCACCTTCAAGGTCGAGGACTCCACGTTCTTCGACCCTCAATTTGCCGACGCGCTGGCCTGGCGCCTGGCGATGGACCTGGCTTTGCCGCTCAGTTCCAAGCCTGACCTGCAGCAGTTCGCTGCCCAGCAATACCAAATGGCGCTGACCATCGCTGAGGGTTCCGCTTTGGAGGAATCCCAGGACGATCCAGAGCCTGAATCCGAATTTATTACGGTGCGAGCATGAGCGGAATACTCCAACCGACCTTCGCGGCGGGCGAACTGTCGCCGTCTGCCAGCGCCCGTACCGACATTGCCCGCTATTACACGGGCCTCAAGCTGTGCCGCAACTTCATGGTCATGCCCTACGGTGGCGTGCGTAACCGCGCTGGGACGCGCCTGGTGGCCGAGGTCAAGGATTCGACCAAGCTTTGCCGGCTGGTTCCGTTCCAGTTCAACGACGTGCAGACCTACGTCCTGGCGTTTGGCGACTTGAACATGCGGGTTATCAAGGACGGTGGCCAGGTGCTGTACAGCGCCGGCCCCAACATCGGCACGCCCTTCGAACTGGCCATGCCATACACGCAGAATGACTTGGCGTCGCTGAATTACACCCAGTCCGCCGACGTGATGACGTTCGCGCAGCCAGGGTACAAGCCGCGTGAACTGAACCGCCTGGCCCACGACAACTGGACCACCGCCGAAATCAACCTGGCCCCGCGCATTGCCGCTCCGGCATCTGCCACGGCGGTAAGCGGTGGCGGCACTGGCACGGCGCAAACCTGGCGCTACCAGGTCACGGCTGTGCTGGATGACGGCAACACCCTGGATGAGTCCCTGCCCGCAACGTCCAACTCCGTCACGACCCACACAGATGTTGCCTCGGCAACCATCACCTGGCCCGCCGTCACCGGTGCTACGTACTACATCATCTACAAGGACAACGCCGGCGCCGGAATATACGGGTTCATTGGGCGCGCCACCGGCACCACCTTCACGGACCAGAACATCACGGCCGTCAAAACCGACACACCACCGAATGGAAATGACCCTTTTGTTGGCGTCGGCAACTACCCGGGCGCCGTGGTGTATTACCAGCAACGCCTGATATTCGCCGGTAGCAATTTGCAGCCACAGACCGTGTGGACGAGCAAGACCGGCCTGTTCAAGAACTTCGGATATTCCGTCCCGAACAAGGACGATGATGCGATCACCTTCACTTTGAGCAGTAACAAGGTGAACCGGGTTCGCCATCTGCTGGGGCTGCGCAAGCTGCTGGCGCTCACCACGGGCGCAGAGTTCACTATTTCGGGCGGTGACACAGGTTTGTCGGCAAAGACCGTGCAGGCCGTTCCAGAGGGCTATGACGGTACCGCCATCGTTCCGCCCGTAGTGGTGGGTAACAGTGCCGTGTACGTCCAGGCGCGTGGTAACCGTGTGTCATCGTTCGGTTACTCCCTGAATGCTGATGGCTTTGCCGCTGATGACCTGACGCTATTCAGTGCACACCTGTTCAAGGGCAAGGAGCTGACGAACGTCGCTTACCAGAAGGTGCCCGACTCGATTGTCTGGTATGTGCGGGATGACGGCATGCTGCTGGGGTTGACCTACGTTCCCGAACAGCAGCTGGTGGGCTGGCACTGGCACGACACTGACGGCTTCGTCGAGTCCATCGCATGCATCCCGGAAGGCCAGGAAGACGTGCTGTACATGGTGGTGCGCCGCAACATCAACGGCGTGCAGAAGCGCTACATCGAGCGCATGGAAAGCCGCCAGATAACCAGCATTGAGGATGCTTTCTTTGTTGATTGCGGCCTGACCTACGACGGGCGCAACACCGACGCCGCCAAGACCTTCACCTTGTCCGGTGGCACAACCTGGCAGTTTCCCGAGGTCGTCACCATGACGGCGGCGGGGCACACCCCATTCACGGCCGGTAGTGTCGGCGTCGACTACTCGTTGAAGCGTCAGGTGATCGACGAGAACGGCGACCCGGCAACAGAAATTGTGCGGGTTGAAGTGGTCGGCTACACCAGCGCCAGCGTAGTCACGGTCAAGCTGCTGATCATCTGCCCGGTATCGTTGCGCGGTGTGGCCGTATCTGCCTGGGCTCGCCAGGTCAAAACGCTGTCCGGCCTTGGCCACCTAGAGGGTAAGACCGTTTCAATCCTGGCAGACGGCAGCGTGCACCCCCAGCGCGTGGTTACGGGCGGTTCCGTTGCGTTGCAGGAAGCCGCGGGCATTGCCCATGTAGGGCTGCAATACATATCTGACATGGAAACCCTCGACCTTGAGCTGAAAAACGCCAACGAGACAGCGCTGGACAAGAAGATTGCCGTCACCAGCTTGACCGTAATTGTCGAGGAGTCACGGGGCATCTTCGCTGGTAATGACAAAAACCACCTGTACCCACATAAGACTGACCGGGATGACTATGAGTCGCCTATCGAGCTGCTAACCGGCCAAGCGGAAATCTCTATCTCCAACAACTGGCAGGGCAAGGGCCGGGTGTTTATCCGGCAGGCCGATCCTTTACCGCTATCCGTGCTGGCGGTGATCCCGGAGGTGACCATTGGCGGTCGCTGACGTTTTGCCCATTGATCCCGACGATATCCCGGCGATCATGCGCGACGTGCGCCAGGCCGATATCGACGAGATTGTCGAAGGTCTCGGCGTATCCCTGGAGCGTGAGTTGCTGTCCGGCATCAACGACAGCCTCAACGCCCGCAAGATCGTGGTCAACGGTCACATCGTCGCCGTGTTTGGGGATGCTGTGCACAGCCTTCTTGGATCGGTCGGCGTGCCCTGGCTGATCAGCACCAGCCACGTCGAGCGCCACGCCCGCGCCTTTCTCAAGGTCTGCAAGCCCGAGGTGCAAGGGATGCTGACCCGCCACCGCCACCTCATCAACTACGTCGACGCCCGCAACACATCGGCCATTCGCTGGCTGAAATGGCTGGGCTTCGACTTCGGCGAGGCCGTCCCGTATGGGCCTAAGCGCCTGCCGTTCTATCCCTTCACCCTGAACCGAGAGGAATAACCATGTGCTGGATGGCATTGATACCCGTCGCCATTGGCTTGGCCGGCAGCATGATGCAGGCCCAGGGCCAGAAGCAAAACGCCCAGTTCCAGTCTGGACTGATGGAGCAGAACGCCGCGTTCAAGCGACAAACCGCCGACGAAACGATCAACGCCGGCAACACCTCGGCTGATTGGCAGCGCGTGCGCACCGGGCAGGCAGTCGGCACCCAGCGCAGCGTGCAGGCCGCTAACGGGATCGACGTGAACAGCGGCAGTTCGGCCCAGTTGCAAGACGACACCGCCATGCTCGGCGAGCTGGACGCCCTGACGATCCAGAACAACGCCGCCCGCGAAGCATACGGCTACCGCGTGCAGGCCAAGCAAGACTTGCTCAACGCCAACCAGACCGTGCAAAACGGTAAGACCGCCGCCATGGGCTCAATCCTCGGCGGCATCGGTGGTGCATTCGGTTCATTCGCGGGGGCTCGCTAATGCCACGGGTACCGACATACGACACGGCGCAGGTCCAGCAGCAGCCAACCCGGCCCATTCAGTTGCAGGGCGTGGCCCCTGATACCACCTCGATTGCCCAGGGATTGCAGTCGGTTGGTCGCGGCGCGCAGATGCTCATGGACAAAGAGCGTGAGAAGGCCGACACCGCACTGCTGATGGATGCTGATAATCAGCTCACCAAGTGGCAGCAGCAGACCATGTACGGCGAGAACGGCGCCTACACACGCAAAGGCCAGAATGCGCTGGATGTTACCAACCAGACCCTGGACCAGTTCGAAAAGGCCCAGGCAGAGATTGCCAAAACCCTGACCAACGATCAGCAGAAGGCCAGGTATGCGCAGATCGTGAACAGCCGGCGCAACTCCCTGTCCAATGACCTGAACCGCTACGAGTACGGCGAGCGCCAGAACTATTACGGGCAGGTCGAAAAGGCTCAGCTCGAAACATCCATGCAGGGCGCAGCGCTGGAATATCAGGATCCGACCAAGGTTGCGCAGTACCGGCAGAAGGTGGACGCGGTTTTGTCCAGTCGCGCCGAACGGCTGGGCCTTTCGCCTGAAGCGGCCCAGGCCGAGAAGCTGAAATACAACAGCTCGCTTGTCTCCGACGTGCTGCAGCGCCAGGCAACCGACAACCCTTATGAGGCGCAAAAGAGCCTAAAGCAGTTCGAGGGGTCCATGACTGCCGATGACCTGGTGCGGGTTGGCGGCATGATTGAGGGCAAGGTTGACCGGTTGCAGCAAAAAGCCGAGATGGCCCAGTTGCGTAATGAGGCCAAGGCCGAACGGACGCTGGGGAAGATCAACGCCCAGATATCCAGCGGTATTCCGGCCACCGACGAAATGTGGAAGCAGTGGGGGAGCCAGGTCCGTGGCACGCCTGCCCAGACCGAGTTCAATGAATTGATCAAGCAGGAGGTGGACACGCAAAAAATCCTCCGACTCCCCATTGACCAGCAAATAGCTGCGATCAACTCCAAAACCGCCAAACTCCAAAATGACGGTGGCACCATTGCGGATGCCGCGAACCTGAACCGGCTGTCCCGCGCTGTCGATGCCTCGGCGAAGATGATGAGCGAGTCACCAGTCGATTATTTCCAACAGCGCCTGGGCGGTGATATCACCCCGATAGACCTGAATTCGCCTGATCTTGGGGCAGTGCTAACTGATCGAGTATCGGCCATTCAGGGAATGCAGCAGAAGTTCGGATCGACCGTGGCAATGAAGCCTCTCCTGCCGCAAGAGGCCAAGCAGATCAGCGCCCAGCTCGCGGAGATGACGCCGGAACAGCAGAGCCAACTGTTTGCAACGCTGCACAGCGCCATGGGCGATGACAAAGCCTACTCCGGCGCAATGCAGCAGATCGCCCCTGACTCACCGATACGCGCACTTACCGGCCTACTGGCTGGCAAGCAGCGCTCCATGATCACAAACACCAATTGGTTCAGGCCCGACGACGTTGTCACAAGCGGGGATGTGGCCAAGACCATGGCCCTGGGTGAGTCCATCCTAAACAAATCAAAGACGGAAAAAGGGGCGGACGGAAAAGGCGCATCTTTTCCACTGCCAAAACAGGCGGATTTTCAGCTGGAACTTAACAAGCAACTGGGCAACGTTTTCGCCGGTCAGCCACAGTCTTATCAGCTTGCGGCCCAGGCTGTGAAGTCCTACTACACCGGTGCAGCTGCTGAAAAAGGGAACGTCTCCGGAGAAGTTGACCGCAGCCTGCTGCGTCAGGCGATCAAGGCATCAGTGGGGGAGGTTGTCGACTTCAATGGCGGTGAAACCCTGGCGCCGTGGGGAATGCCCGGTCACACCTTCCGCGACATGGCCGCCGAGCGGTTGGTAGGTACTATGAAAGCGCAGGGTATGAGCGAGGCGGATATTGCCACCGCTGATGCCCTGACACTGCGTCAGTACAAGGACGGCATCTACTACGTCATGCAGGGTCAGCAGTTCAAGTACGGCACAGACGGTAAGCCGTTAATGGTCAACGTCAATGAGGACGCACAATGAGCCTTATCGGCGATCTGGCATTCAGCGACCAGCGCACGCTTGAGCAGGATTCGCTGGCCAACCCTGCTACCACTCTTCCGGAACCCGGATTTTGGGATGGATCAGGAACTGCGCTGTTCAGCGGTATCGGCCAGGGCCTTGCTCAGTTGACGTTGCAGGCGGCCCAGTACGGCAACGACCCTACGCAGATGATTTCGCTCAACATTGAAAGCGACGAGGACAACCTTGCCCGCCGAGAACACATTGGCGATATGCGAAACGAGCTGACAGAGCGGATGCGGCCCGATGCGGCTACCAGCGGCACGGCGGCCCAGGTTCTGTTTGGCCTTGGCGATGCCGGTTCCCGATTTGCCTTTGGCCTTGCCTCGGGCGGTATGCCCGTTGGCGCACTGACTGCTGGCTCATCGATGGGCGAACAGCGATTTACCGAGCTGAAAGGCCAGGGTGTTGATACCAAAACGGCCGCGATTGCTGGTGCGATAGAGGGCGGCGTGATCGGCGTCGGTGCCTTCCTGCCCGCCGCCCGCCTGTTCAGCGCTCCAACGGTCGATCTTGCCGCAACTGCCGGCGCCAACGTGGGCCTGGGTATTGCTGCCCGTGGCGGTGTTGGGGCAGTGCTGGAGAAGAATGGGTATACGCAGCAGGCCCAGCAATACAAAGCGTTGGATGCGACCGGACTGGCCGTTGACGGTTTACTGGGTGGTCTATTTTGGGGCGCTGGCCGGGCGATGACCCGCGGCGTCTCGGCGGGAGAGGCTGACGCAGCCTTGACCGCGAACAACGGGCTCCACCATCAGCACGGCACCGCCCCCGGTGCGCCGGTCGATGCACGATCAAGCATCGCGCACCAGGCTGCGCTGGACCAAGCCATCGCCCAGCTTGGTCGCGGTGAGCCCGTCAACCTTGGCGGCATTGCGGATGATGCGATGTTTATCAAAACCGACCAGATCGGACCGCGTCGAGAGGTGATACGCCAGCAGGCCGAGCAAGAGGTGTTCGCAGCCGCCCGCGCCGAACTTGAGCCCGTCGCTGCGACCGGCCTGCCGAATGTGCGGGATCTGCGCACCGAACTGGGCACCCTGCAAAAAACTGTTGATGGTCTAGATGGCACTTATCGCGAATCGGCTAAGTCTTTCCAGCGCCAGGGCATGAGCCGCAAGCAGGCAGAACGCGCAGCACGGGACGGCATTGCAGTACAGCGACAAGCCGCACAAGGCCGCATCGGCGAGATAAACCAAGCGCTTGATGGCAACCGCGCAGCCGCCCGGGCCGGTGCTGACCTTGCTGCTATGGATCGTGGCCAGGTGCCGGACCGTTTCGCGAGCAAGGTCAACGAGCGCGCCGAGCAGATCGGCAGCGCATTTAAGCGTACAGCCCTGGCCAGCAGTGTTTCCCCCGACCATGGCGCGACACTGATGCGCGCTGCCGGCAAAGAAATGGAGCGACTGTTACGGGAAGGTGGGCACATCGTTGACGACATCAAGGTAAACCCATCCCGCAACATTGATGCAGGTGCACCTTCTGCGACTGCCCGATCCGATAGCGAAGCTCCAAGGGATCCTGATTCAACTGCGCCACCGGATCTTTCCGTTCAACCAGAGGGCGCGCGCGTAGATACCGAGCAACAAGGCCAGCCAACACAAGAAGCGCCAGCACCAAGTCCAGAGCAGATTCGGGAGCCTTCATCGGCTGCCGCTGATCCCCTTGCCGATATCGATACCGCCTTGCCGGCGCTCATTGACTCCATTGTTTCTGGCGAGCGTGACGTACAGGTACCGACCGGAGCATTCAATGAAGACGGTTCAGCGGTCACCGTGTCCGCCCGTGAAATGCTGGCTGAGGCAGATGGCAACATCGCCCGCGCCGAAAACGACTCGAAAGGGTTTCTTGCTGCCGCCTTGTGCGCGCTGAGGTTTGGTAACTGATGAAACAGCAATGTATCCAGGCGGTTCAACAGGCCATCGGCCGCACGCTCAACCAGCCAGAAATAAAAGATATCCAGGCCCGCATATCACGGAACATGCGCCAGCTTGCCCAGACCGATCCCGCGTGGCAGTCGTTAACTGCGGCTGATCGTCTGACCCAGGCGGCGCAAAGTGCGGCCAAGGAACTGCGCGCCGAGGCGGCAAAGAGCAAGCAGCGCGTGGGGCTGACCATCCTGGCGCATGACCGCGTAGCCAACTACATGAAGCAATTCCCCGATGACCCGTTGCTGGCGCTTGATCGCATGCTGGCGTTTTCTTCAGATGGCCCCGGCATATTCTCGATTGAATCGGCAACGAACGGAATTCGCGCCGAAGCCATGGGAAGCATGCTTGATGCTATCGACTTCACCAGGGGCAAGATGCTGGGTCTATTCGCCGACGCGGAAAAGGCCCGTTCACTTGTGCAGGAATTACACGGGGAGAACAGCGGAGTTCCAGAGGCGAAGGTGGCCGCCAAGCAGTTCCATGATGTGGTTGAACGACTTCGTCAGCGGTTTAACCGTGCTGGTGGTGATGTTGGCCGGCTCGATGACTGGGCGATCCCGCGCAGCCATAGCCAGTTGAAGGTAGCCCGCAATAAGGACGCCTGGATTAACGATCACGTGGCCTGGGCCAATCGTTCCAAGTATCTCAACGAAGACGGCAGCCGCATGACCGACGTTGAATTGAACGAGTTCTTCGGTCATGCCTGGGAGACAGTATCTACCGGCGGCGTCAACAAGATCACACCAGGGACGATAACCGGTGGCGGAGCGCGCGCAAACCGTGGCAGCGAATCACGCCAGATCCACTACCGCGACTCTGATGCTTACATGGCCGCCCAAGAAAAGTATGGTGATCGTGGGTTGATGGATCTCATGTTCGGACACATCGACCGTGCAGCTCGAGATATTGCCTTGGTCGAAACGCTGGGGCCCAACCCGAACAACGCCATGCGCTTCCATACTGAAACTGCCTATAAACAGGCGGTTTCAGCCAAACCCGAAAAAATGAAATCCCTGGGCAAGCAGATTCGCCGCCTGGAGAACTTGTATACCGAGGTGGCCGGCACTCGCGAACCGCCAGCATCGGCGCGCCTGGCCAACACCTTCGACACCTACCGAGCGACCAACGTTGCCGGAAAGCTGGGCTCCGCCGTGATCACCGGCCTGAGCGACCAAGGCACCATTGCCATTACTTCCAAGATCAACGGCATGCCGGTGATGAAGGTGTTCGCCAACGAAGCGCGGATGCTGAACCCGGCCGATGCCAGTCATCGCCGTATAGCCATGCGCGCAGGCTTGGGTGTCGATCAGCTGATTGGCAGTCTGAGCCGATGGGGCACCGAAGGTCTTGGCGTTGAGGGCGAGGTCGCCGGCCGGGCCGCGAAGTATTCGCAGACGGCGGCGACCAAAGTCCTGCAGTTGTCCGGCATGAACGCGATTGACGGCGGCAACCGCCGCGCATTCGGCGCCGTGATGATGGATGTGACTGGCGATCTTACCCGTCGCTTTGATTCGCTGGCCGCCCTTGAGGTCGGTGACCGAAGGATCATGCAGTCGCGTGGCATCACCGATCAGGATTGGTCGGTATGGCGACTGGCCCAACCGGAAGATTGGCGCGGCGCCGGCGACCAAGTGCTTACCGCCGGCAGCATCTACCGCATTGCTGACGCCGACCTGGCGCCGCTGGTTGGCAAGCTTGGCGTGTCTGCCAGCAGACTTAGGGAGCAGGCAGCCACCAAGCTGCTAGGCGTCGTCCTCGATGAGACGAGCATGGCAATACCCGCGCCGGGAGCCCGCGAGCGCGCCTTTATGCACGGCAACAACAAGCGCGGGGAGTGGAGTGGGGAGCTGATGCGCAATTTCTGGCAGTTCAAGTCCTTCTCCGTATCAATGATTTCCAAGCACTTCAAGCGCGCACTGGCACAGGAAACAGGGTGGGGGAAGGCCGGATACACCGCCGCACTGTTCGCCACCACCACCGTCCTGGGCGCCATGGCGCTGCAACTTAACGAGATTGCGAGCGGACGAGACCCCAAGAACATGGCGGACGACGAATTGGGCGGGATACCGGGGCTTCGTTTTGGCATGGCAGCCATGCTCAAAGGTGGCGCGTTGTCGCTATACGGTGACTTTCTGTTCTCCAACACCACGCAGGGCGGCACGTCCGCGCTGGCGGCTTTCGGCGGGCCGTTCGCTGGTGACGTGGAAACGCTGCTCAACCTGCGCGGGATGACCGCCAACGCCGTGCTTGATGATAAGGACCCCTCAAGCATTGGGGCGCGCCTGCTACAGCTGGGCAAAGGGCATATTCCTGGCGCTAACCTTTGGTACACCAAGGCAGCCACCGATCACATGATTTTCCACCAGATGCAGGAGTACTTCTCGCCTGGCTACCTGAGCAGGATGGAGCGGCGCGCCCAGAAAGATTTCGGGCAAAGCTTCTGGTGGGAGCCTGGGGAGATGTCCCCGTCCAGGCCACCAGACCTCGGAGCCGCCGCCGGCAAATAACTCTTACCACCCCCATCGAATCCCGCCACTGAGCGGGATTTTTTTCGTCCATAGAAAAGGAGTCACAGCCGTGACTGTCAGCACAATTTCAAGCGTTGCGGAGTTTGTTACCAACGGGGTTACGACCAATTACCCGTTCTATTTCAAGTTCCTGGCCAATGAGGACTTGGCTGTTACGTACATTAATCCGGACGGTGTCAGTGCGCTGCTGATCCTTGGAACGCATTACACGGTGAATGGTGCCGGTGATGATGACGGGGGGAGCATCGTTACGAACACGGCATTGGCTGGCCCTGGCCAATTGGTCGTGTCGCGTGAAATGGACCCTTTCCAGCAAACCAGCCTGCGCAACCATGGCAAGTTCCTGGCCGAGACCCATGAGGATGTTTTTGATCGGCTGACGATGCTGATTCAGCAGGGTTTCTCAATCTTTAAGCGCGCTTTGACCAGGCCGTTTGGGCGAGATTATTTCTTCGCTGAAAATCGCCGAATTACCAGCGTTAAAGATCCAGAAGACATTCAGGATGCAGCCACCAGAGGCTGGACCGCCCGTTTCTTTGCTGATCTCATTGACCAAGTAACCGGCATCATTAACACCACCACCGGGATTTTTTACGATAGCGGAACACTGTTTGATTATCTGAGGTTCGGTAATAGCAGGACAGTGGACAACATCGCAGCCCTGCGCCTACTCAGCGCCAGCAGAAACCAGCGCGTTATTGTCCTGGGCTATTACGCTCGCGGTGATTACACGCCGGTTCACTATTCTGTCGATCCTCTGGACATCACCACCGCCGATGATGGGTTCGCTACCATCGTTGGCTTGGACGGTGCCCGATGGAAGTTGGCGTTTGCTGGTTACATTGATGTGCGCTGGGCTGGCGCCGTTCCCGATGATACGACCGACTCTTACCTCGCAATCCAAAAGTGCATCACTTATGCGGGCGCCAAGGGCATCAGTCGTGTTTGTGTTTACGGCAAGTACGTCATCACCGACACGCTGGTGGTGGACTTTGCCAGCTACTTTAAAGGCATCCTCATTGAGGGCGGCAGTGCGCTAATTGATCAGATCCGGCAGATCGGCAACAACAAGGATGCGTTTTGGTGGTCCACAACCCAATACCTGCGCAACAGCACGATCAGGAACTTGGGTATTTACTGCATGGCCAACGCTGGCCACGGGGTAAACATCAAGCTGGGGTGCGCACTTAACCGCTTCATCGACGTGAACGTCACCGTTCTTAACCCGACCAAATCCACATACACCGGTATCTGGTCGGGTATCGGCCTGGGCCAGCCCCAGGGTGTGTTCGACACGACGTGGGAAGGTGGCGACCTGTACATCACGAACGCCCACACCGCGTTCGGCATCGACTTTGTAACGAACGGCACCACCTTCAATGAAAACAACTTCCGCCGCATGCGCTGGAATAACGGCAACGTCCGGCAGTTTGCCAGGTTCTCCAACGTTGATACGGGCTCATATCTTGAAGGCAACACGATTGATGGCATCAACTTTGAAATTTGCAGCGGCGGCGGGGTATTTGTCACCAACGCAAAAGGCTGGAAGATCAGTACGCTTTCGTTTTGGGATCATGGCGGCTCGTACAATGACCACCTGGTGCACTTCGGCGTCAACAGCGGGTTGGAGTCTGTCAATAACGTCGTTGAGCTGGTGAAGCGAAACGGCGACGCCATGGCGGCGGGGAAGCGCGACATCTACATCGAGGGCGCCCAGGATACGACGCTGATCAACTGCTACACAGATCCGGCCAATGGCGCGTCGTACGACTTCAACAACAAGCGCGTCAGCATTATCGGGCCGCAGCTGTCCGGAGCGACCAACACCGTCTACACGTCCTACGTGAATTCGAACCACAGTGTTACTGCGAGCGCTTCGTTTAACGGAACCACGGCCGTGGCCAGCGCCGCTTACAACATCGGTAGCATTGTGCGGAGTGCGGCCGGCCTGTATCGAGTTACGTTCACCGGGGCGCGGACCAACACCAATTACCAAGTGCACATGATGTTGTCGAGCGAGGTGCTGACCATTGGCCAGGTGTCGAAGACGCTGAACTACTTCGACATCAAGGTCTCGTTGCCGGGCGGTGCCAACCAGGACATGGTTAACATTGACTTCAAGGTGTTTGGGTAATTTGTAAATCCGGCTCGACAGGGATGTCGAACGGTCGGCGTAACGCCGGGTGGAACTCTTTGGACATAGTGCCTATTATCGTTTGGCGACTTGGACGCGAAAGGGTCCAGCGCAGCCGTAAAAGTACACTGATTAGTACATCGGCTGAGGTGGTTGCCACAGATGGTCAGCAAATGCTGGTTAAAACCCGTGAAATGCGATTCCTGTCTCGGGCACCACAGGCACCACTGTTTCAACGGCAATGTTTTCAGATGATCCCAGAATGGTTCTGAAGGCCAGGTGAGCCGGGCATTTGCCCCCGCTCTTTTGTATCTGCGCAACCTTGAAGACCCAGATGCATTCCCATTCCTCGATCTAAGAGAACAACATGACCACGACTGAGATGACCCAGGAAGCACGGCACGAACAAGCGCTCAAGCACTACCTTGAAGCGACGCCGCAGCTTAAAGAAGAGATCAAGGACCTGAGTGCCGACGATCAGCGCGACCAGATTCAGTGGGCATTCGAAGATGAGGCCGAGAGTCAGGGCTACCAGCCTTGGGAGCTGACCCTCAAGTACACCTCGACGCCCGAAGAGTTCGAAGCCGCGCGGTTGGCCTTGCACAAAGAGGCGGCCGAGGTGCTGGGTGTCGATTGGGACGAGTACTGCGAGATGAATAATCTGGTGGTCTAA